ATCAGGGAGAGGCAGCGACGGATCAGTACCAACAGTACCATAGAGATACTGCTCAAGCTCTGCCAAGTCAGTCGGCGAAACCAGAGTCGAATCGATCGTGATGATTGAGGTCGGCTTCAGACCGGTGACAGCCACCGGAACCGAGCTGAGCTCCCAGCTGAACGTAATCGCCTCGGGTGAGTCGTTAACTGTCGAATACGCCTTCTCCGACGGGGCAGCAGTAAGACCATAAACCAGATGCAGCTTATAGCCGTAGTCTGTACCAAGAATGTCGTTACCGAGAAGTGTGCGATAACTAAGACCGAACACACCACGACTCTGCTGACCGACCATCACACCTGTCTGAGGAGTCGCAACGCCATCGAACTGGTTGAACTCCTTCGGATAAGTAAACGCCTCGAGTGTCGCGCCGAACTCCTCAGCCGAAACCAAGCTCAGATACTTGCTGTTGTCGGCATACTGAGCACTCGACTCAGCGCCGGAAGGCGACTCGGTGACACTAATGAGACCATTCCAGGCAACACCATTGTCGTAGAGACCCGAAACAGTATTCGGAATATAAAGAACGCCGCGATCAGCACCAGTCTCATAGAGCTTCTGACCCGACTGATCCCAAGTAAGGGTTGTCATTGTATTCTCCTTCTAGAAGAAAAGATTGTATACGTCATGATTGAGTTTGTCGGCTGTATAAAATCGATCAAATGAACACAGCGGTAGAGCACCGATCTTATCTGGAATAAGACTGTCTGGATTCGAGTCAATTACTACAACCTGATATCGTTTGCGCCGAGAATATGGGTTGTTGTCTGCATGTTTTGCATCTTCTTTATCTCGATGATAAACGATACAAGGATATTGCATTTGAACCGTGGGAGGCGGTTGGAAATATACACGATTAGACCCAAGAATTCCTACCAGAAGATCATGGAGCTGCTGGCGTTGGGCCATTATATACACTCCCAAGACTAAGGATGAGGCGGGGACTCCTGACTTCGACAATTGTCACAGTCCACAGAGTCCCCGCCCATCGTACGTACTTGATACGGGAGAAATGATCGATGGCATATTGATCAGCCATAATACTAATAGAGTTGTTTACAGCAATATCGTCATTGAGTTTGTCCGGATCATCTCTGAGATTCCGAATGTTTCTAATCACATCACCAAAATATGTGATTTCTGTGATCTCGTCCACCCAGATACCAGAGTTGGCGGGGCTCTCGACGGAAACGCCATATCCAACTTTGTCACAAAATCGAGCCATCTAATTCTCCTTAGTTGATCACTCCGGGCGCGAGAAGCTCCAGCTGTCGTCCTCGCTGGTCGGGAAGTAGTAACCCGAAGCCGGCGTGGCGTTGACAACGAGAGTCGTACCTGCCGACAGAGCCGACTGAGCACCGGCGGTAAGCGTGGTGCCTGCGCCGTTCTTGTAGACGACACCGGTCTGCGACGGGATGGTCACGACGAAGGTGGTGCTGTTCATGGTCGGAGCCGTCGGGGTGACGAGAACCGCAGTCGAAGCAACCTTCATAACGACGAGAGCCGACTTCAGCTTGGTGAGCGCACCACACATACGAGTCTCGATGAGGTACTTGTACTGGTTGTAGTCGATGTCGAAGTCATCGAAAATGCTCGTCTCGCCGCCGGAGGTCGAACCGATGGTGTAGTCAATCGGGTTGACAAGAACGCCGATGAGATCGGGCACGTCCTCCATCGGCTCCACCGGAACGATCGCCGCGACACGAAGCTCGTTGCGAAGATCCTCGAGGCTCGAGTAGATGCGACGGCCGGTGCTGTCCTTGAGCAGAAGGAACCGAGCAATGATCGTCTCAGTCGTGTAGAACGTCGGCTGACTAGTACCCTTGTAGTACTTGCGGCTGAGGATGATCTGATCCGAGACCTCAGAAATCGAGGAGTTCGAGTCATCCAAGTTCACTTTCACGATGGTGGCAAACAGCTCTCTTTCCTTGGCTATCGGACGTATGTTCTGCTCGTTGATCTTGTCAGGATCCGACACGTCACGACCATCGCCCAGAAGGATCGCACGAGCGATTTCCTCCTCGAGCATGAAGCGCATCTCACCCTTGAGCCAGGCAACAACATTGAAGTCGGTAATATCAACGACGTCGTCACGGTCGAGCTTCTGCTTCTTATAGACAGTCGTCGGGGTCGTGATTCGCTGCGAGATGCCAAAGAACTCTTCCTTCTTCATTGCACCCTTGATGTAACCCTTCGCACGAGCCGACTCGAACGTGAGGTCCGCCGACTGCGTACGAATACGGTTGAACGGGCTCTTGCGGCAGCCACCAAGGAAGGTCGCAACCCACTCAGTACGGCGCTTGAGGAACTCGGGGGTGTCCGTCACCAGCTTAGCATCAGGGAACAGCAGGTCAATGTCGGTGATACCGTGCTGAAGAGCATATTCAGTAACAGCCTGCTTCAGCGAACCACCATACATCTTAATGGCATCGCCCTTGAGGGCGTCCAAATCACTATGCGACAGAACAAGGCTCTTCTTATCCTGGTCGGTGCCCTTTTCGAAGACGTTAGTCATTTCTTTTCCTTCCGGGTTTAAATCGCCATGGATGGCGGGATCATCATTTGTGTTTGTGGTATCTGAATGGGACGCGACACTAGCAAGAGCCTCGCTCACTAAATAATGAAGAACATCCTGCTGCTTAGCACTCATGGTGTTAATAACGTCTTCAATTGTTTCATTGGGATTATCGGACATAGCGTCCGAATGCTGCACCTGAGCGTCCTCAAGCGCCTTACCGACAAGGAAGTGCACCACAGTCTGCTGCTCTTCCGTCATCGAATCATAGACTTCCTGAACCGTAGCCTCATCGGCGTGTTCAAGGTTTTCGTCGGTATCGTTCATCTCATTGTCACTTTCATCGGTGTGCTCAAGATACTCATTTGTGTAAATAATTGCCTCATCCTCGAGCGGAGTCTCAGACCCGTCTCCATGCTGAAGTGCAATGTTCTCAATAACAGCACCAGGATTAGCTCCAGCAAGAACCAGGCTAACCTCCCGAATCTTTCCATGGAGAACGTTACCAGCACGTGCAATAAGCTTATTGGCCCAGATCGAGAGCTGCGTAATGTCTCGATGATGAACCAGTTTCTTGGCGTGAGCGGCCTTAGGTGTGTCATTGAAGTAACAATAAGCGTAAACGCCTTCTGGTCTGTGTTCTAAAACGGCATGACCAAGAACGTTCTCGACGTCATTATGCCCATGCTGCCAAACCAGAGGAACGGTAACGCCATTCTGATCCTTGAAGGCATCAGGAGTGATCGTTCGACCATCAGTACACTTCAACCCAGCTTTTGTCGCCCAACCGCTGAAATCAGCTGCTTTCATTTTGATTGATTCCTTTCGTTTTTAAACCTTCGTCCGAATTGCGTCGTATTCGTTCTGGCGTTCGATTTCATACTTTGCTTTTAAGTCATCTTTCAACTTAGCGTAAGCTTCTCTAGCCCCATCAAGAGCAATTTTCAACTCATCTCGAATACTTTCAATCTCTTGTATGGCTTTTTCACGCTCAGCTTTAGACCGAGCGCTCTTAGATTTAGAAGCAAGCTGAGAGATAATCTTATCTAGTTTCTCACGAACTTCTGCCTGTCGAATTCGAGCGTTTTCTTTCAGCTGAAGAATCAACTCTTTTTGCGCCTCAGCAGCATTTTGGTTAGCTTGTTTCTCAGCTTCTTTGATCTGAGATTTAGCGTAAGTCCAAGCTTCTTTCTTTTTATCAGTTTTTAGATTACTAGTAGACTGTCGACCTTTTAATTCACGAGTTCTTAAGTAATACTCTCGTGCCTTGACTGGGTCATAGTATTGGGAAGCGTAATGCTGCAGAAAATTTTCTGCATCGATCATCAACCCAACTCCTGTAGCATCTTATCAAGTTCCGCATTAAGAGAATCAAACGTGTCGTTCATAACGCCGTCCATTTCATCAATCTGCGGAGCTGCCTGTGGAGCTGGAATGCCTGTTCGATCTGCTTGAGGCATGTTACTGTTGATTAATTGATCTGCTTTCGGATCATTCGAAGGACGAAGACCCATAAACCCTCTAATTTCATTAGAACTAAGAATCTCGTTGCGGGAGAATTTATCAGCAATTTCAGCAATCTGAGACAAAGGCACTAACTTGAACGGATCCCGGAAGTAGTGAATCTTTTCTCGTTCACGAGTAGCCTGAGCCCCGACCAAAGCTCTTTGCATAGCTTCAGTGATTGCGTCAAGCAACGGCTCAATTGTTCGGTTGTAGTAGTTGATCATTACTTTTTCATCAGCGGTACCATTCATCACTTCTTCGGTGATACCAAGCTGACCATAAAGCATACCGGTAAGATACTCGACCTGCTTTAAGAGGTTGTTTTCTGCCGGACGGTTAAGTT